CAATATGTCTTTCTAACTCATCCATTGTTTTTGCTAAACTCATAATGCTTGTTTTAATAGTGGGAATAGTTTATCTCTGACAGCTTCAACACCAAAGTCTTTTACTGAATCTGATAAATCTTTAGACATATCTAAATTTACATACTCAAAACCATATTTGTTTTTATACTTCTGAGCAGACTTTAGTCCGGGCTCATCATTATCAAACAATACAATGATCTTTTGATACTTATCTAGGAGAGGTCTCATAAAATTTTCTGGTACTACACTATTCTCACTGTCTGGTGCAATAGTTTCAATACCGGATATTCCCAATTTTTTAAAACACATTAGATCTTTCAGAGATGAAGTAATAATTAGATACTTAGATTTAAACTCAAGTTGATCACTACCTTGTATGTAATCTTTTACTTTAATGAACTTGTTGTCTTTGTTCTTTGGAGTATAGATTTTATACAGTGTACCATCTTCTCGGAAATATCCATAAATAAAATTACCTTTTATATGTATAATATCTAGAATATGACCATCATCATCTTCTTTAATCATTGTATAAAATGATAATGGGTGTACATTATGTTCTTCTAATATAGTAGAAGATATTTTAAAACTTTTCCAATATACTTGATCTAATGTATTCCAATGTCTCATCTCATAATCAGAAACTACATACTTATTGTGGGGTTTATACGCAATAGGAATATATGTATTATTAGAAATATAGATAGCATAGTCTTCCATTATTCTAAAAGATGCTTTACCCCTACTTTCTAAGTTATATAAATACATGACAAGATTAAGTCCATCACCACCATAACCTGAAGAAAAATCTTTAAACTTGTAGTGACCCCGGCTATCTGTATAAATACACATAGAAGGAACTTTATCTCTTGAACTAAAAATAGATTTGATTTTAAGACTCTGTCCTGATAATCTTTCAGTAAGTTTCAGGTAGTGTTCAAAGACCCATTCTCTCGGCACGTCATTTAAATCAGAAACAATAGTTGTTGTGGAAATCATACTCTAAAATTTAAAATTAGGGGGAAACTACAATATTTCCCCCTTTAACTTATTAGTCTAGAGAGAAATCTGCAGAAGTTGTCTTACCTGGTAAAATTTCATCTTCACCAAAACTTTGTACATTATTTACTTCAAGTTTCTTAAGATGTTTATTTTCATCATATACTAAAACTCTACCTTCTTCTACTTCACCAAATGCATACTTTCCATTTTCTGCTTTTGGTAACCACATATCATAATTAGTATAACCTGTTTTACCCACATACTCTTTACCTGCAATACAGAATTCCAGATACTTATCTTTGATTGGTGCAGTAGCATTAAATGCTTCTACAAAGTCTTCAATAGTATCATGCTTATTATGTTGAGCTTGCATCCATTCATTAATACCCATAGTCTTACATAAATTTTGTAAGAAGATTAAAATAGACCTATCTCTTTGAATTTTAACACCTGTTTTAGTTTCACCATCTGCAAATGCATACTGAGAAGCTTTAACTCTACCAATTTGACCTTTATAAGATCCTTTATCAAATTTAAACTCTTCCAGTTCTATATTGTTAATTTTCAATACTTTGTTACCTGGACTAATTGTTTTTGGTAGACCGGATCCACCGGTACCAAGATCTTCTGTACTTAACGCCATTTTATTTTACTTTTTAATTATTAAACAAAAACTTTTTCCCATGATGTCTTTAGAACACCATCAATCATCTCAGTAATTACTATTTCTTCATTACGTAAATGCTCTGGTCTTGCACCACATGTAACTTCTTCATTAGTCTTGAAAGACAAAATAGTTTTGTTACCTTTTCGGTACATATATCCAATAGCATCTGCATTTGCACAAATTAAAGATTTAATCTTACCTGTCAAGTCTATGTTTGCAGACATGACCATCTCTCCTTTATCATCAACTACCTTGTCTTTAATATGACCAGATAGGATAATTGTGGGTGCTAATGTATCAATAAAATCTAAAACTTGAAAAAATGCTTGCCTAATATATAAATATCCGGCACCATTTGGAAGTGTAACTACTGTATCTCCATCAAAGTTTTTACCCATTGGTGTTTGACGGTAAAGTTTGATAGCAAGTGGCATAATCATATCTTCTAATGCAGTTACAGTATCTACAGTAATAAACTTATATGGGTTACCGGCAGCTTTGATTGCTTTACCAGTATCCAATAGTTCTTGTAGATTACTTACTTTAACTTTAAGAGCTTCAACATAATCAGAACCATTCTCTAAATCAAGAATCAAGTTGTCTTCTAGACCTGCATATGCTGTTGTTTTACCAGTCTTTGGTTTAGAATAAATCACAATTCTTTTAGGATTTACTCTTTCTGCTTTGACTTTTTTAGTTGGAAGTACTATACTCATATCTCACTTTTTGTTTGTTTAATCAGATCATTTAACCATGGTCTTGCACTAACAGGTTTCATCAACATGATTGCTGCAAGATCTCTGATAGTAATTTCTGATAATGGTGCATCAGCAATTTCCTCATTAGAACTTTCTACTTCTACTTTAGGAGCAAATTCTTCTTCAAAATCTGGAAATATACTTAATGACTTTTGTAACTGTGGAACTTCAATTGTAGCTTCTTCTTTTCTCTTTTCATAAAGAGCATAACTAATTTCTTGTCCACTAGAAAGTACAGCCATCATTTCATTTACAGGTATAAGATATTTTTTATCTGGTTTACCTTCAGAGTCATAACCTTCAATTATTTCATACTCCTCATTATAAAAAGGATTATATTTGAGTTTAAATAATTGTCTATCTTCAAACATAGGATTCATTCCTATAATTTTAGAATTATCATCATAGACATTATCATAAAACTCCATATAAATATCTTCACCTTTTTTCAATTCCCATTCAAAGAATTGACATTGTCTACCAAACTTACCTTTCTTAAAGAAAGCAGTTTTAATAGTAAAAAATGGATCTGCTAATCCAACTGCTTTAAAAGTTTGCATGTGATGGATAAAGAATTCTCTTTCTCTATCTTTTCTAAGATTACTCATATATATTAATTTATTTGTATTTTTTGCTTAGTTGTTTGTGGGGGAGTTGGTATTTCTATTATTTTCATTGTACTTCTATCTAGCTTAAAGAAGCTTATCCTTGTGGTACCATTTCTAGACTTTAAAAAATGAAAGACCAAAATATCTGGATCTTCAATTAAAAACTTTTCAGGACCATATTGTCTAATTTTTCTTATAGAAGGTTTATTTATACCCATAACAACATCAGCATGCTGTAATAAAGAATCAGAACCATAAATATCAGAATCTAATACATAATTACCATAAGAACCTTCTTCTTGTCTTTTAGGATCATCTATATTTCTGTTTAACTGACTTAAAACAAGAAATGCAATAGGATATTTTTTCTTCATATGGGTCAAGGCTTCACCCAATGCACCTAACATATCAAACTTGTCTTTCTGTCCTTTACCAACTCTAAATAAAGCTGAGTGATCTATAGTTACTAACATGTTTGTGTAAGTACCATCAGTATTTTTATACTTTTCCATTTCATAATGGATTGTGGCACACATTTCATCAATAGTACATGAATCATAAACTACATTCACAAAGTCTTTTAATTCAGTAGAATGGTAATACTCTAAACATTTTTTATAGACTTCTTTATCTACAAGAGCTCCTCCCTTACTCATTAATGTATTGTAATCAGAACCTGTTTGTAAACTAAATTTTCTTACTCCACTGGTTTCATCAACCATTTCCATTTGAAACTTTAATACTCTAAACTTTTGCTCAGGATTCATAATAATGATATCACTAATCAATTGTTCCATAAATAAAGTTTTACCTGTACCAGGTCTAGCACCAACTAAGGTGATAGTTCTCCATTCTAATCCATCACAAAAAGCATCATTAAACTTGGGCCAAGCACTTACCAAAGAAGGTAATTTACCCTCTCTTCTAGCTTTCATTTTAATTAATGCTTTTTCTAAAGCTTGTCTTTCACTAATTGGTAGTAAAGGTTTGGCCCCGTTAAATTGCTCTGACATGTTATTGTGGATTTATATTTAAATTATTCTTTTTTGCTTTGTTATATAATGCATGCATTATGGTTATTATAAGTTCAATAGTAAGATACTGCATAAATGATATACTAACTATAAACAAATTCACAGTATAATAACTTATTATACTTCCCAAAACAGCAATCATAAGCAGTAATCCTTTTTTCATACTACATTTTCTTTAAAATAAAAAGATCCTTCATCAGTACCGGTATTAATAAACTCACAATATGTAGCAAGATCAGAAACAAAAGACTTGTCTATTTCTTGTTTTCTTACAAAATATTGTGCAGTTCTCATAAACTCATAGTTTTTTAGACTATACTCTGCTACATATTTTTCAGTAGCTGTGATTATTGTATCCCATGAATAATCATATGTTTCAAAAAACCATCTAAATGCACTCTCTAAATTTTTTGCATTTACTCTAGCATATTTACCAGATGAAAGTTTTTTATTAGGAAATATTTCAACATACTCCTGTATTTTTTGCAGAAATTCTTTACCCATTAAATCTTGTGAAGTTTTCTTTTTAGACTTTTTGAAAAAACTATCTATTTCAGACATAAAGATAATACTTTTACTTGTTAACTGCAAATCTTTTGTTATCCAATTATCTGATTGTAATTTTACTAGTTGTAAGTCTTTATTAACAAATCCTTTGGGTATAATTCTTTCTTTTATACAATGTAAAATATAGTATGCATTAGGTGTTAAATTAGCTTCAATAAGCCTGTTAAATATTTCATTCATTTTACCAAACTATTGTATTACCATTTGTATTTATTATAATGGATGATATTTTATTAAATATATCATCTGAGTCCCATTTAGATCCACTATATGCAGCACTGGCCGGATGTTTTACAAAAAATTTATATTCTGTATTTGTGGTTAAATCAGACCATTCTTCAGCTTTTTTACCCATATAAACATAAACTAATCCTGGATTATAATTATTTAACCAATCTAATAGATAAGCAGTAAATGGTTTCCATATATCATAATGACTACCAATTTTACCTACTTCAACTGTAAGAGCTGTATTTAACATCAATATACCTTGATTAGACCATCTTTTAAGGTCTACATCATTACTTACTATATGACCATTATAAACTGTTCTATTTATCTCTTCTAAGATATATTTAAGACTTGGTTGTAAATTATTACTATTACTACAGCTAAATGCTATTCCATCTGCAATTCCTAACTGAGGATATGGATCTTGACCAATAATTACTACTTGTAATTTATTATATGGACATTCCTCAAATGCTCTAAATAATTGTTTAAGTGTTGGAGTAAATCTTTTGTCTTCTTGACTTAGTTTATATAACGTATTAAGTATACTGTCAAACTCAGTGCTAAATATAAAAGATTTAAAGATTCTATCCCAACCACTAGCTTCAAGTTTTGTAAACAATTTTTGTTTAATTTCTTCTAGATTCATTTTTTTGTTATTTTTGATAAAAAATATTATGCCTTTAAAATTTAAAGAACTGAATGATGATGCAGTTATTGATATAAAAGTCAATAAAGCCTACTATTTAATGGTTAAAAACTCTTTATTTTTTCTATTAACTCAAATTAAAGATGAAGAAAATAGAGAACAACTAATTAAAGATACTACTTCAATAAGCTATAAAGATATGAGTGATTGGCAAAAAACATTTCATACATTAACTCTTCTTGTTGCTGAAATAGAAAAGCAGGCTAAAGATAAAAAATTATACACTGAAAGAGAAATTTTACAACCTGGTGATGAAGGTTATATAGAACCTAAGCAAGATTAATATTATAATTTTCTCTACCTATCTGTATACAAGCTTCAATAGCAAGCATTAAATCATCTTTACTACAATCTGCAAAAGATTTATTTTCAAGTCCTGAAGCTTGTTTTACCACAAGTTTCATTTCATCAAAAGTATATCCAGACTCTTTTGCTAATTCTCTAATACAAGCATGTACTTTTGCAAGTTGTGCTTTACTATGATCTACACCTATTAGATCTAAATACATATCTACTTTCTGACCCTCTGGAATCTTCTCTAGAAAAATTTCATATGCCAGTTTGTCTTGGGGATGTGCAAATATAAGTTTGCCATCTTTTTTAATAAACTTACCACTAAACATATTAACATGTAATAAGATCCATAATCTCTAAGAACTGTAAAAAATGTTCTTTAGTTTTTATACGTATAGCAGGTATTTCAAAACAATTAAGTTCCCAGCTATCATTTTTTACATCAGTATTATCAGTGCTATGCAATGCTATTTGATCACATATTTCTTTTTGATAAAAATAATAATCTTTTCCCAACCTTTTTTATCAAACTGAGTTACTAAAAGATCCATCATAACTTCATCTGTATGCTCTGCACACATTCCTATACCTTTGATATCAAGATCAGGACTATATCTTTTGGTAGCCGGAGCTCCACACTTAATACATTCCATACTATTTCTTTTTAAATTGTTCAAACCATTCAAACATTGTTAAACCATCAATTATTCTATCCCAATTTGGTCTTACATCAGAATTATCATCATACCACTCTATGATTTTTATAAGATTTTGTACATCTTCCTCACTATACATTCTTTCAGCTTGCCATTTAGCACCTGCTATAAATGCTTCATGAGATGCTGTATCAGACACTAGTGTACAATCATTTGCAAAATTATCAGCAGCTTCTTCAAGTGTTTCTTGTTTCATAACTTAGGTTTTATTCATAAATGTTTCAGGACTAATTACATCTCTAGTGTAGTTAATATCCTTGTACTTCTCATTATCAAGGGTCCATAATCCCATATCTTTTATCCTCTGATTTCTTAAAGTAATTATAGAATATCCAGTAAGATGAGCATTATCTTCATCATTACTACCTAACATCCCGATGAGATTCTCTTTCTCTACTTCAGTAAGATATCCTGTTTTTACTAATAAGTTTATCTCAGATAAAAAGATAAATGGTCTAAAGTCTCCTTTTTTAGTACCCTTGCTGTACATATACCACAAGTATCCCATATTACTATCTTCTACTCTGCATACACCATGGTGCTCATTACATATTTCTTCAATCAAACTTGTAATCTTTTTGTCTCTAAATACTTTTATCATGATCTTAAAAAATTAAATACTGCTCTTAATTTATTGTGTTCTTCAATCACCCATTCCGGAGTAAATAGTTCAGTATGCTCTACAAAGTTAACTCTAGTATGATACTCAAGATCATGTGTAAAGTTTACTACCCAGATATAACTGATGTAGAGTTTAAATTCAAGACTCACGTTTACTTCCTTTGAAATAAATGTATAAACATGATGATTAACCTTAGATCTATGAAATCCATACTTTACAAGCTTTTTACCTAGTAATTCTGTTTCTCTCAGTGTCATAATTAGAAAATATAACGGATTGTATTCCAAGGAATATATTGCTCATGCAATTCAATAAACTGTTTGATATAATCAACTTTTCTATTATGCTCATACCTAAGATTTTTTCCACCATACTGTGATACTTTCCCTTCTTGTATTTTAGGTGCCCATAATAATTCTTCTCCTGGAAGTTTATTAACTAGATTATATCTATGCTTATCTTCATTATGAGTCAGAAATATTACTTCAGCTTTAACAGCATCAGTTTCCCATCCATTTATACTAGCATGTCTACTAACTAAGTGAAACAGAAATTCATACTCTGTAAGCCAATTGTCATGAACTATTACTGGACTAAAATTCAAATGAACTTCATATCCGGCATCAAGAAACCTAGGTACTGCATTTAGTCTTAAATCAATTGCACTTGTATTAAGTTCAAGAATCTTTCTCCATTTCTCCGGTATAAGACTAAATCTTACTCTAATCTTACCTTCTGGATTAAAATCTAAGAAATTCTTATTTACATACTTAGTAGCAAATGAACCCATAGCAAGTGGATGATCCCTAAAGAACTCAAATATTCTTTCCCATTCATGATACTTAGCATGCAAAGCAAAGTCTTCATTACATGAAATGTCATAAGTAATGTAATCAGGGTGTGTTTGATTAGGTTTATCCACTGTTGCAAAGTATGCATGTGAATTAATCTCTGTCAGGATATCCATAGTATTTGTAGCTACAGATAATCCTTCCGGTTTGTGCCTCTTCATATAACAGTTATGAGTAAGAATACCATTTGCAAAATAATTCTCATTCTTTTGTACAGAAAAGTTGACAACCTTAGATTGTTTTGCTATCTTTGTTATAGCTTTAATTTTCTTAAATTCTAAATCCATGAGTTGTAAATATTGTGGTAAAATTACAAAAAAGTCTACAACCTATTGTAATTCCACCTGTGAAACAAATTATTCTGAATTGTTCAATCAACAGTCTAAACCTACATTTAGAACTTTCCAAGAAGCTGGTAAGCACTATAACAGAGACTTTAGAACTATGAAAAAGTTTGAAGGTCTATTATTTACTATTGATAAAACACTTCCTGCTGCTCATACTAAATGGATTCTTTGTAAAATCTGTGGTGAACAGTCACCTAAAGCTAAAGCTAGAAATGGTTATTGTTCTGATTGTACTGAGCAAGGACTTGGTAAGAAAAACCAGGGCCAAATTATATCTCAAAGATATCAAGGCCCCGGAAATCCTAATTACCTAGATGGAACTTCACATGCTATAGAATATCAGTCTAATGATTGGTACAAGCTCAAAAAGAATTTAAACTTTACACACTGTGCATTAACTAATACTACTGATAACATAGATTACCATCATATTATTCCAAGATGGTTCTGTAAACTTGCTGGTATTAATGTTTTTGACCCTAATAATATTATAGGATTAAACCACGACTTTCACAAAGTAGTTCATCATCTTCAGTTAGATATTGTGCTTCTACCCAACCTCTATTCTTTGTATAAAAAGGATGCTCACCAGTTACAGTCACACTTTGTCCATCTACTTCAATTACATAAAGTTCATCAGTATCCCGTTGACCAATTACAGTCACTAAGTCTGTTTCAAGTTTCCCGGTATCCTGGCAAAAAGAAACTACTTGATCTCCTTCCTGAATTTTTCCAGCCATTCTTACTCCATGAGGAGTAGTAATTAAAGTTTCAGGAGTCACACAGTAACTACAATTATAAAGACAACCATGTCCAAAACTTGGTGAAATAAAATCTGTAGATCTACCAGAAGGTCTAATGATCATAGACTTCCTAGTAACTTTTTCTACTAAAGACATTTTATTATTATTTAAAGATTAATATCTTTCCACTCTTTCCATGTATCAAAGTCTTGTAACTTCTCTAACATCCACTTAGCACCTGAGATAAATGCTCTTTTACTTATTTGTAATTCAAAATCTGTACTTGCTTCACAGAATGCATTATTATCAGCATGT